CTGTTAACTTGGCAAAATCCTTGTCCAAAGAGGCCAACTTCTGATAAATTGGCGACCATAGCTCTTTTCTCGGATAGATGGTAGATGCAGTCATGTACTCTTTATCCAGAGATCGGGCATACTTGTAGACTAACTCCTTCTTGATAGAGTACCCGAACCTGCTCATCGAATCCGAGTCTTCTGTCTGAGGAAAGAGTGCAAGATCGTCCAGATTCTCTATAGACAAGTAAGAGGATGCTAGGAATCTGAACCTCAAGTCAGAGAACTTGTGGCCTCTGAACTCGGCATAAGGTTTGACAGTCAATTCCGACTCATACTCAAGCATCTGTGGAGAAACGAATTGGACATCACAAATTCCTACGAAATTTGTTAGCTCATATCTCGAAATTATACTGCTAGAATTGGGAAACTTGCTTCTCACGATCATGGCACACATCAGTCTCATTCGTATGTAGTCAAAGTTGATGTTGCTGTCAAGGAGATTGTTATTGTTGATAAAAGTTTGTGACAACTCTGCGACGAATTCTAGAGCTCTGGACATTTCCGATCTGATGTACGTCTTTGAACTGAATCTCATATTTGGTATACGGTGGAGAATCTCACCTCCTGTCTCATCAGGGCAGAAAGGCATTAAGTCTGCGAACTTGTGGCCTGTTAATGTCATCAAAGTGATGTTACATGCTTTCACACAGTCATACTTGCTCATAACATCTACGGAAGATCCGAGATTGTTCGTCTTCGTCAGGAGCCATTTTGTCACAGATACGACTTTTGCAGCTAAGAGTTCTTCTTTGTTTCCGACCATCCTCTCTTTGTCCAAGAATTCTCCCTTATAGAGGACCTCGTCTCCTATCCTTGGGTCATTGTAAACCTGGAGTCCATCTTTGAAATAGGTTGGCGAACACTTTCTGACAGTTACCATTGCCATTCTGTCATCAGTCTGACGGAGCTTGTTGTCATATAGAATCTCTTCTGCTTGGATGAATGATATTGTCGGAAAATCTCTTGCCCGTCTCCTCATGAGATAGTCAATGATATCAGTGTTTGGTAGAATTTGACCGTATTTTTCATTCCGAGGTGCCGAAGCTATTCTCAAATTGTGGATTGTTCTCCTCACTAAAGAAAGCCTGAGCCTGTCCAATCGACTGATGTTACTCAGCAGGCCCGAACTCGTCTCTATCTTGTTCGTCAAGAGATCGAGGAAATGTACTGAAGAATTCTCATAGTAGAATTGCGCAATCCTTGAATGGAAATTAGTCCTGAATATCGCAACCATTTCCTTTGCAATTGGCATGGCATTCTTAGCTTGCTCCAACAATGCTTTCACATTCTTGTTCTTTGTCTTATTCTCCACCATTGATTTGATGGATGAGGTCACGCTGGTATTAGCAGCAGTGATAGTGAATTCTGATGGCCATTTGCTTGTGAGTATCTGCCATTCGTCATCTTCTGTCCTTGGAGGAGTTGAGTTTGTCAGAATGTTGCTCATGTAAGTGAGAAAGTACTTGCTATCGCTGCTGTAGTGAACGACCCACTGATGGAGGTAATGAACAGCCTTCGAAAATCCATTACTGTGCCCTGAAAGTATCATGTCGATGTGTAGGATGCCTCCCAAACCCCCAAGTGCACAGGGAGTGTATATCCAAAAGAATAGGAGATCTTTGACAAAATCGTCATATATCTGCATGTACAATACACGGTCAGGGCTATCGACATATCTCTCTCTTGCCAAAGGATAACTGAAGAAATCATCAATGCCCATTTGGATACTGGATTCGCTTATGATCTTCTTATTCCGGTGAAGATAACACGTGACATCATTGATAATGGACTGAACTGTGTGATCTGAATTTCCTGACGAGAGAAGAGAACTATCATCTTTCACATGATAAAGCATTTCTGCTAATCCTGTGGGCAGTGATAGTGATGCCAGAGATCCTTGTTCTTGAGGCTTGCAAAGAATCATTTGAGGTAATCTTGCTAGCAGTATTCCCAACTTGTAGTTCTTCAAATAACAACATGTCTCACTATGGCTACTGAATTCCAGAGCTGATGCTGCTGATGAACATATCCCTGCAACCTCAAGTTCCTCTGACATCAACATCGCATTGTTGGCACCGCTGACTGCCATTAGCCTCTTAAGAGTAGAATCAGCCCGGTGGCCCTCAGAATAATGCTGTCTCAACATTGTTGCTCTGTGTTTTGATAGCGTTGTTTGACTAAACTTCGCAATCATTCCAAACTTCTCACAGTGTTTCATAATCTTCGAGAACATTGCTTGCATGCTCATCTCTGTTGCTTGTCTAATCTTTGTGATAGCATTGACATCATCTGAGTAGACCATGATCTGGGGGAGGTCTATATCTGTCATGTACCGGAGCAACTTCATCATGAGCAGTGTATGTAATGTCCAAGCAGGATTCATCCACCCCTCTATGCCCCCATGCTGTCCCTTGCTAACAATGACATTGTCTAGGTACTCATCGTAATGATAGACAAAAAGAGCTCCGAAGTAGTTTGCCAAAG